TACCGGTAATGTTTCCCATACAGGCAACTACGATATTACCGGAACTTGGACTAACCAAGAGATAAGAATTATTGGCAATGTAGTTGAAACAACTACTACAAATACAGATTTAGAACTACGTGCAAGCGGAAGTGGCGATGTATTAATACCAAATGACGATGTTATTTTATCACAAGATTTAACTGTAAATGGAACAACAGATCTACAAGCAACAACAATAAATGGCACAGTTACACATACTGGCGATCACATACAAACCGGTAATTTAACAATTACAGGACTTCTTGAAGTTGACGATATTGAAATTAATGGCAACACTATTCAAGCAGCTACTAATGATACAGATTTACAATTAACTGCAAACGGCACTGGAGAAATAGTAGTTCCAACTAGTGATGTAGTAATCACTAATAATTTAACAGTTAACGGAACAACTACCTTACAAGATACAAGTGTCACAGGGACACTAACACATGTTGGTGATAGAAACCATACAGGTAACTTTAACATTGGTGGAACTTTCTCAAACGGAGAAATTCAAATTGATGACAACTTCATTACAACTACAACTAGTAATGCTGATTTAGAGCTACGTGCAAGTGGCACCGGCGAAGTTACTGTACAAGGTAATGACGTTGTATTTGGACAAGCACTTACAGTAAGCGGAGCAACAGACCTACAAGCAACTACAATAACTGGAATAATAACTCACACAGGGAATGTTACACAAACAGGCAACCTGAACTTAACAGGTGACTTTGACAATGGCAACCTAAGTATAGCTGCAAATGTAATTCAAACTACTGACAGTAATGCAGACTTAGAGTTACGTGCTCAGGGTTCTGGTAAAATACTTGTACCAAATAACGATCTTCAAGTTACTGGAACACTTGATGTTGATCAATTAACTACACTTGACGACACAAATATTACAGGTGTAATAACTCACGTAGGCAATTCAACTATTACTGGTAATTACGATATTACTGGACAATTAAATGTTAATGATGTAAGTTTTGATACAAATAGAATCTTTACAAACACATTAGACACAGATCTTATATTAGAAGCAAACAATACTGGTAAAGTAATAGTTCCAAATAATGATGTAGAGATTGAAGAAAATTTAACTGTTGGTGTTGGTGCTACTTTACAGAATACAAATATTACTGGCACAGTTACACATGCAGGTAATTATACGCAAACTGGTAATTCAAATATTGACGGTAATCTTACAGTAACTCAAGATTTAGATATTACAGGTTCTGCACAGTTTGAGGAAATATTAATTGATGATAACTTTATCACAACTACAACTAGTAATGCAGATCTAGAACTACGTGCAAATGGTACTGGAGAAGTATTAATACCAGATGCCGATTTAAGAATTAATAATGACTTAATAGTTACTGGTACAATTACAACTGGAGATATTAATAGTGCTGGTACAATTACAGCAAATAGATTTAGTACCGGAGATATATTAATCGATGATAACTTTATCACAACTACTACATCAAATAGTGATTTAGAATTACGTGCAAATGGCACAGGTGAAGTAATAGTACCAAACAATAATGTTGAAATTACTGGTGACACTACAGTAAGTGGAACAACTGATCTAAACGGTGATACAGGCATTACTGGTACGCTTACGCACATTGGCAATTTATCACAAACAGGAAACTTTAATATTACAGGAAGTTTAACTGTTACTGGTGACTTAGATGTTTCCGGAGCATTCCAGTTTGAAGAAATATTAATTGATGATAATGTTATTACAACTACATCTAGCAATGCTGATTTAGAATTTAGAGCTGCAGGTACTGGGGAAATTATTATACCTAGTAATGATGTTAATATTTCAAATAACTTAACTGTTGATGGCACATTAACTGTAGGGAATATTGTAAGTACAGGAACTATACAAGCAAATAACTTTACTACTGGTGATATATTAATTGACGATAACTTTATTACAACCACAACATCAAATAGTGATTTAGAATTACGTACTAGTGGTACAGGAAGCATTGTACTAGATGATATTTCTATAATTGATTCAACAATATCTAGTACATCAAATATAACACTACAGCCAGACACTGAATTAGTTATTTTAGATGCAACAGGGGCACTCCAACTACCATCAGGAAATACAGCACAACGACCTAGCGGAGTGTTAGGACAAATTAGGTATAATGCACAACTTAATAGATATGAAGGATACACTAATATTGGTTGGCTAAAACTAGACGGTCTTGAAGATGCCGACGGAGATACAAAAGTAACAGCAGAACTGTCGCCAGGTGCTAATGATAACACTATTAGATTTGTTGTATCAGGAAACACTATAGCATCGGTTACTGAAACAAAATTAGATGCTAATTTAATAACCGTAGATGACATCCAACTTGATGGAAATGTGATAAGTACTATTACTAATAATACTGATCTACAGTTAACAGGCAACGGCACAGGCGCAGTCAACATTGAGAACTTTAAGTTCGATGATGGTACAATAACAAATGTTACACCTAACGGAGTGACAACTATTGTAAGTACTAATCAAGGATATGTTGATTTTTCAGACCCATACGGGGTTGTTATTCCAGTAGGAAATAACACAGAAAGACCTACAGGGGTTACAGGAATGATAAGGTTTAATACCGAAGACCTTAGAGTTGAAATGTATGACGGAAGTAATTGGATATCGGTAGCAGGTGCATCAGGTGGTATTAGTTACGCAGATGCAGAAGACATAGCGATAGAAAAAGTATTAATATTTGGATAATAGAGAATGGCAACAACACTTAAAAACACAGTTATAAAACAATGCGGCACACAGCCTGTACTTATATATGAAACACAACCTGGGAACAGGGTAACTGTTCTTGGTATAAGTTTTACAAACCTAACTGACAAATTTGTTTATGTTGACGTACTAGTTGAAGACGATACTAGTGTAAGCGGGTATTACTTAAAAGATAGTATTCTACCAGCAGGCACAAGTTTAAGAGCGGTATCAACAGGTGAAAAATTAGTGTTGGCCCCTAGCAATAGATTATTAGTTAGATCAAGTTTAGATGATTCAGTTGACGTCATTGTTAGTTACGTGGAGATAACATAATGGCATATTATATAGGAACTACACCACAAGATGTTTTAGATGGATTTATAAAAAGATATTTTTATGGTCTTCGTAGAAACAACGATGGAGAATTATTTCTTGTACAAATTGACCAACTTAGAGGCGGCAATGAAAATGTTGTTGTTGTAAACGATTTAGGTATTGCATCTGAAAACTATCCAGACTTTGAAGAAGGTATTGATTTCTTAGATGGAATTGATGCAAATCACGATGTAGTATATCCTAATGTGAGATATCCACAATTTAAATGGGAAAACAGATCGTTATTATATTATATAGAACCAGAAACAGGATTCTTTGTGCAACGAATATCAGAAGCATATGATTATCCAACTGGAGTATCAACAGTAGCATATGGCGAAGGCCAAGATGAAAACGTAATTGACTAAGGGAAAGAACAATGGCAGAGTTTAAGTTAGATAGATTTAAGTATAATTGGAAAGGTGATTGGACAACTGGCGCCGATTACAAACGTGATGACGTTGTACGTGTAAACGGATTTAGTTATGTTTGTATCATATCGCACACAGGATCTGCACTTTTTGCAACAGACTTAAACGCAATACTACCAGATAGTAATCCTCCGCAACCGCAACCAAAATGGGTTGTAATGACAGCAAGTAAATCATTTGTAGGTGATTGGACTCCGGGAACATCTTATAACGTAGGTGATACAATGTTATTTGGTGGAACTGTTTGGGACTGTGTTACAGCACATACAGCTTCGTCATTCCAGTCAGATGTAGCAAACTGGGCTGTATTTACTAAACATATTAAGTTTGATGCTGCTTGGACAGTAGGTACAGAATACGGACACGGAGATATTGTAAAGTATGGCGGCAATCTTTGGAAGTGTTTAACATCACATACAGCACAAGGAATACTAGAAAATAATCAAGGCGATTGGGAAGAATTCCACGTAGGTCAAGAATATAGAAATGCTTGGTTACCTAGTACTGATTACACTCTTAATGATATTGTAAAATATGGTGGATCATTATTTAAATGTATTGAGTCACATACATCAAATAGTGTAGAATTGGAAGACAGTAAGTTTTCAGTATTTGCATTTGGTACACAGTTTGACGGTGAATGGAATAGTACTACTACATATAACATTGGTGATGTAGTAAGGTACGGCGGAACTTCGTATTATGCAATTACAAATAATGTTGATTCAGATCCGTCAAGAATTTTAAGAGGCAATTCTTCAGGGTACGATAGTACTAATGATTGGCTTGTACTTTCCAAAGGATATCAATTTGCAGGCGAATGGGAATTAAGAAAAGAATTTAAAACAGGCGACATTACTCAACGTGGTGGCGACTTGTATGTTGCGTTAACAGATGTTAATATTAATGACGGCGACGAAAGTTCGTTAACATATTTAGATAATACTATTTGGGAAAAACTAGTTCCAGGTAATAGATGGAAAGCGCCTTGGGGAACTGGAACTTATTATTCAGTAGGTGATGTAGTTTACCATTTAGGTACAGCATATTCATGTAACTATGAGCATACAGCAGACGGAGAGAATTATCCAGGAGATAACGGAAACGTTTATGATTATTGGGATATACTAATACAAGCAGGTGACGAAGGCGGATTACACGACAAAGGCGACTTGCTTACTTTTGGGTTATCACGAACAGGCACAGGTGACGGAAGTACACTTGGCGATACTCGTGTAGAAATTGGCAAAGCAGAAAATGTACTATCTATTACAAATGAACAAGAAATATTTTGGAGAACATTTACAGCTGACTCAGATGTAATTTATGTTGCTCCGTATGGAGTTAACGATAACACTATTCTTAGAGGAAGAAGTCCAGAATTACCATTTAGAACAGTTAGATATGCTTGTGAATTTATTGAAGATAACTTTGCACCTTTAGCACCTACTAAGGTTGCTGTTGCAACGGGTAATTATGACGAAATAGGACCAATTATTATTCCAGCAGGGTGCGTAGTAATGGGAGACGAATTAAGATCGACTACAATTACTGCAACAGGTGCTATTCCAGAATATGCATACAATGCTGTTACTGATGTTGGTGACTATGTTCATGTAAAAAACTATTTTATACACATATCATCATTTATATTTGATTTAATATCAAACAATCCTGTAGTTAATACTGCTGGAAATACCGAAACACCAAGAACAAATATTGATCCAGGAACACTTGAAGCATCAAACAGAATAATTGAATTACTTGACGATTTTAAAAATTATACAGAATTTAATATTGCCTCAGGCGAAGTTAATCCAACTCTTGTAGGTTCTAATGTATTATCAGATCAAGCAGGATTTATTGAAACAGCTAATCATTTAAGAGTAAATTTAAAATGGATCCAAGAAGAGATATTTGCATTCTTAGATCTTACATATGACAATCTAAACAAAGTAAGAATTTTTGATGATGTTAATTCTCTAGTTAGAGGATTAGCAAGAGATATACAGTATTCAGGAAATTATGCAACACTACAAGCTGCTAGAAGATATGCAAATGCTGTTATTGGTAGTCAGGGCGACGACATGTTCTACTTTAGAGATACAACTGGCATGAGAAATTTAACAACTAAAGGACTTACAGGTACACTTAATCCTCCTGGAGTGTTTGATTTATATCAAAGACCAACTGGCGGAGCATGTACAAGTTTAGATCCGGGTTGGGGTCCAGATGATCAACGTTGTTGGATTATGCAACGTTCACCTTATATACAAGGTGTTACAAATATTGGTGACAACTGTGTTGGTAAAAAAGTAGACGGTTCATTACATAACGGTGGAAACAAGTCAATGACATCTAATGACTTTACACAAGTGTTAAGTGACGGCATTGGTGCATGGATTTCAAATGGCGGTCGAGCTGAGCTTGTGTCGGTATTTACATATTACTGTTCGGTTGGATATTTTGCAGAAGATGGCGGAATAATACGTGCAACTAACGGTAATAACTCATATGGTAGTTGGGGTGCAATTGCTGACGGTAACGATCCTAGCGAAACGCCGGATACGTGTTCAGTATGGAACAGAAATAACGAAGCTCAGGTAGACGAAGCATTTATTGGCGGAGCCACAGATGAAGTAAAACTTTTTGAGTATACACACGCAGGTCAACACTATACAAATGCAACAACAACTGTAGTAGGCGCCGGCGCTGGTGTTAACACAACATTCGAAGACTTTAGAGATCTAGCTGTAAGCCAAGTAAGACTAATAAACACAACAGGGTCAGGATCAGAAGGCGGTAGTAATTATCTAGTTAGGCAAGGATTTGCACAAACAACAGCAGATGCTAGTTCAACAATTAAAATATCTAATGCTGACGAAACACAGTTTTTAAGCGAAATTGTTGGAATGAGACTAATTATTATTTCAGGACCAGCAACAGGGCAATATGCATACATTGACTCTTATAGTGTTATAAGTAAAGAAGTTGGTGTTAAAAGAGAATCAGACGATCAAGATGGATGGGATCATGTTATTCCAGGAACAGCATTAGCAGCAAGTTTTGATTCAACAACACAATACAGAATAGAACCTAGAGTAGAAGTAAGTAGTCCTAGTCTTTCAAGTAGTTCTTGGCAACTAGACAATGCTAGAACATTTAATGACGTATCCGAAGGCGGTACTAGTGTAACATATCAATCAATTGGCTTAGGCTTAGGCAGCGGTGCTGTTGAAGGTATTGAACAGTCAGGTGCTGTTTATCAAATTTTAAGAACTGGTAAAGTATATACACCATCATTAGTATCAGGCGGAGCAGGATATGCAGCTGGAGACGAAATAGCAATACCGGGCACAGCATTAGGCGGAGTTACACCTGATCATGATTTAACTGTTAAAGTACTAACAGTAACAGATGATAGTACTAACTCTATACTTACAGCAGAATATATTGGTGTTGGTAGAGAACCAAGAATAGTTGCTTGTGCTAATCCTAACTACATGGCATATAGTGATAATGCAGGCGAAACTTGGACTGAAAATACACACTCAGTATCAGGAACACTACACACTGTAATTGCTGGAGATAATAGATTTATCGGACTAGGCGGACAAATTAATCAATACGTATTTTCGTTAACAGGCGAAAGTTGGACAACAAGATCACTTCCAGGTGCAAACAACTGGATGCACGGAACATATGGTGGCGGCAAGTTTGTTATTTGTACAGCGGCATATGCTAACTTCTTATATAGCACCGACGGGTTATCATGGACCGAAACACCACACGGTGGAAGTGTATCAGCATTTGCTAAAGTAGCATACGGACAAGGTACATACATATCAGTAAGTAACGAAGATAGAGCTGTTACAACATCATCAGATGGTATTACTTGGAATAGAGTTAATAATAAACTTCCTACAGAATTTGCAACAGTTAATTCAATAGAATTTTGTGGATTTGCTTATGGCGATAATAGATTTGTAGGTATAACAGAAAGCGGTAAAACATGTTATACTGTAGACAAAGGCGCAACATGGCAACTAGGCGGCGATGTTCCACAAAACGGTGGCGGCACTTTAGTATTCACTGGATTAAAATACGGTAATGGTGTTTGGATGGCATCAGCAAATGATAACGGAACAGGAGCAACTAACTTAGTTGCAGTTACACAAGACGGAATAACATGGAATCAATATAATTTAGATTCAAGTCAAGCATGGGGAGCGTTAACTTACACAAGTAATAATAATAATCCAGAGTTTGTTCTTATAGGCGATCAAGCAACAGGTAATGCTATTGTTAAAGCAAGAACAGGTGCTAAAGCAATATTAAGAGCAGATGTAAACCAAGGTAAAATATCAAAATTTAAAATATGGAATCCAGGCGGCGGATACATTACTCCTCCAACAGTAACAATAACTGACAATCAGTACATATCAGAAGTTGAACCACAAGTTAGAATTTCAAGTGGCGTACTTGCACAACCAACATTTAATAATAGAGGAGCAGGATATAGAACAGGCTCAACTACTATAACAATAGCAGGTGACGGATATGCTGACATTATTGAACAAAGTAATAAATTAACACTTGCAGGTGTAAATGTTGTTCCAGGTCCTGGAGTGCAAATTAGAATAGACGGCATTTTGGATCTATTAACCGAAGTACCAGATGATTTAAAATTATACAACGGTGTTAAAGCAACAGACTTAGGTGATGACGGTACAGGTAACGGAACAAGATTAGTTGAATTCCAAATTAGTCCAAGTATAGAAAACACTGATAACTTACAGCATGGCACAGTGGTTAACTTACGAAATAGATATAGTCAATGTAGAGTAACAGGACACGATTTCCTAGACATAGGCACAGGCGGCTTTGCAGATACAAACTATCCAGCATTATACTCAGACGGAAACTACTTTGTAAGTGCTCCTGAAAATGAAGTATACGAAACTAATGGAGGTAGAGTATTCTACACAAGTACAGACCAAGATGGTAACTTTAGAACAGGTGAACTTTTTGCTGTTAACCAAGCAACAGGTATTGTTACAATTAGTGCTCAATTCTTTGACTTAGACGGTCTGTCAGAACTATCACTAGGCGGAGTTAGATTAGGTGGATCTGGTACAAGTGTACAAGAATTTAGTACAGACCCAACTATGAGTGCAGACTCTAATCAAGTTATTCCAACACAAAGAGCTATTGCAACATTCTTAGCAGATAGACTATCAGTTGGTGGTGAAGATCTTCAAACTAACTTACTACAAGCAGGTAATGTTCAACTTGGTGGTGAAGATAACAAGATTGACATGAACAATAACGAAATTTTAAACTTCAATCGTCCTGTAAACTTTGCAGGAATAGGAGCAGACGGCATTTCCCCAGCCGGACTTGGCGGAACAATTATTTCTCAAATGTTGTTAGTAAGGAATATCAATGATACCGTACAATAACCAGGAAAAAGTTTTAATGATAAATACACTATACGGAGTAAAAGCAAATGGCAGAATTTAAACTAGGTAGAATTAGATTTGTTTGGAAAAACAACTGGACTACCGGAACAACATATTATAAAGATGACGTTGTCGCATTCGGAGGCAAAGTTTATATTTGCGTAGAAGGTCATGGCAGTGCAGCAGACTTTTTTACAGACTTAAACATAGTTCCAAGTAAATGGAACTTAGTAAGTGACGGACAATCTTGGTTAGGTGAATGGGCGCATAGTACAGCATATGTAAATAACAACATTGTTAAATACGGCTCAAAGTTATACATTTGTCAAACTAATCATACTTCAAGTGTTGTAACTGGTACAGTAACTAAAGCGGTAGCTGTAGCTGTTAATACACAGTCTCCAGGCAATAATGTTTATGTAATAGACGGAACTGAGTATCCTAGCATACAATTCCAGCATGGTAAGACATACGTGTTTACACAAGACAATGTTTCAAATGTTACACATCCGTTCTTGTTTAGTGCAAGTAAAAATGGTACGCATAGTGGCGGTACTGAATATACAGTTGGTGTAAAGTATTATATAGATAACGTAGAAGTAGACGATTCAACTGCATACATAGCTGCATTTGATGCTGCAACTAATAGAAAAATAACAATAGAACCTACATCATCTACTCCGGAAACATTGTATTACTATTGTTATAACCATTCTAATATGTCAATTGACTCCGAAATTGATATTATTAACTACGGTATTGAAGCAGACTTAGGTAACTGGCAAACATTTGCCGAAGGCTTAGACTGGAAAGGTGACTGGAACGCAGGATACCAATATAGAAATAATGATTTTGTAAAGTATGGAGGAGCATCATATGTATGTAAGACTCCGCATACATCACAAGCAAATGGTCTTGAAGACGACCAAGCAAAATGGGAACTTTTAAATAAAGGTTTTGATTATAGATCAGAATGGACAGCAAGTAAAAAATATTTAGAAAACGATGTAGTACGTTATGGTGCAGGTCTTTGGATATCAATTAATAATCACACTAGTAGTTCAGCATTTAGTACAGACTCAGCAAATTGGGAAAAGTTTGTAGAAGGCTTCCAATTTGAAGATGTATGGACCTGGGAAGGAAGTTACCAAACAGGTGACGTAGTACGTTACGGTGGTAATCAATATATTGCAAAACGTGATAACACTGATAAGACTCCGTCTTTAGAAACAACTGACTGGGACTTGTTTTCAGAAGGATTAAGATTAATAGGTGATTGGGGCGCAGATAGTTCACAGTACGAGTACCAAGTTGGTGACGTAGTTAGACTAGGCGGCTTTACATATCGTTGTATTTTAGATCATCAAAACCAACAACCGCCAAGTGCATTGTACTGGGAAAGATTAAATTCAGGATTTGAATGGAGAGGCGAATGGGTAGACGAGCAAGAATATTACCAAGGTGACGTAGTACGTTACGGTGATAGCTCATATGTTTGTTTACTTGGTCATATATCAGAAGGCGACGATTATTCATCTAATCAAGTTGGCGCAGCAGGTTCGCGACCAGACTTAGCAGATAGTGGAGCATATTGGTCAGCACTAGCAATAGGTACAGAACAATCTGTATTAACAACTAAAGGTGATTTAGTTTACTATAGCGGAGCAGCACCAACAAGATTACCAATTGGTAAAGATGGTCAGGTTTTACAAGTTAATGCAAATTCATTACCAGAATGGGCATTTTTAGGATCATCAGAAGATGTTTATTATGTTGCAGAACATGGTAAAGATGAACCAGCTCCAATTTACGGACAGTCAATTGACAGGCCTTGGAAGTCTATTAGATATGCAGCTCAACAAGTTGAACTAGGTGCTAAAAGTCCAGAAGCAGCACAAATACTTGAATTGAATAGAAAATTTATTCAACGTGAAATAGTTGAATGGACTGATTACCAAATTACAAATAATACTGCACCATTTACATCTAGCTTTAGTTACGAGTCTAGTAAGTGTGAAAGAGACATGGGTCTTATTGTTGATGCTATACTACATGATATAAAACATGGTGGCAATGTTCGTTCAAGAGAAGCAGCTTTATCATATGCAAATGAAACTGCAGGATCACCATACCTTACACAAAAAGCAGAAACTGTTGCAAGTATTAATTATGGATTATCTGTAATTACTAACGTACTTGCACAAACAGATCCAAGTGTTAATTACCAAACAACAAACGGTGATAACTCAACAGCAATTGTTTCACAATATAAAAATGCAAACTTAATTGCAGAAGCTGTTAACACACAAGTTACAGAAAATATAAAAATTATTACTGATGCAATTACAGCAGGCAATGATACAAATATTCCTCCAAGAATTATTAATAACACATTAATTAAAGTATCAACAGGAAGATATATTGAAGTACTTCCGATAATTGTTCCAGCAGAATGTTGTATTATAGGTGACGAACTTAGAGCCGTAACAGTTGAACCAAGAACAGCTTTAAACTCTACACTAACTCCAACAGGCGATTTCAAGTATACATTTAAAGGACTTGAAAGAATGACAGGAATTGTTGGTGATATTGTAACTGGTCAAACAGTCACAGCAACATCAGGAAATAGCCAAGCACAATCACAAGTATGGCCATATGCTGAAACAACAGTAGTAGGTCCAGAAGTAACACGTTTGGCAAGATCAGTAAGTGACAGAATTAATGTCGGACTAGGTGAAAAGAGAAATGGTAACTTACCATTATTCCATGATATGTCTGATACAAGTGCAGGTCGTGCAAGAGACTTAGTTCTAAAAAACAAAGCGTTTATTCAACAAGAAGTTATTGGATACATTGCCGACACATATCCAAACTTAGACTATAGCAGAACTAAATGTAAACAGGATGTTGGTCTTATACTTGATAGTATTGCATATGATTTAACATACGGCGGTAACTGGATGAGCGAAACAGCAGGTCTTGCTTATTACAATGGTGCAAGCGGAGTATTACAAATTGATAGTACTGAGAGTGCAGCAACTATTGCGGCATACGGTATAATGAAATCAACAGCACAAACAGTTTCAAGAGACATAGCTGTAACTCCAACATACCAATCAACTACAGCACAAGTAAGCGGTATCCCAGGCGATGCAGCTGATGCAACTACAATAGGTAGCTTGTTTGACGACATTATTGACATTGTTGATAACGGACCGTCAAGCTCAAGTATTACATATCCTGTAGTAACAGGCGCAGCAGCTGGATTACAATCAGCGGCAACTACACTAGCAAGTAAGAAAACTGAAATTGGTGAAAAGACTATCGACTTTATTAATAATAACTTTGGTAGTTTTAAATATAACAGTGCTGTTTGTAGAAGAGATTTAACAAATATCATTACTGATGTTACATTTGATGCAGCATTTGGAACTAACTATAACGGTGTTTATAACGGTATTTCATATACTAGACCAATTAATGCTTATAACTTAGCAAACCAAAGAGTTGAAACTATTGGTGCTATTAGACAAGCTAGAGATTCAGTATTAGCTCTTACTAGCGATTCAACAGCAATAACTAGAATTCGTACATCAATGAATGAAATTGTTGATATTATTAACAATAATACTGGCCCAGCTGTACCAGGCGACGGAGTAGCAAATGCACTAACTTTCCCAAGTCCAGCAGGAGTTGATCAAAACAAAGTTGACGCAAAAGATAACTTAGTAGCAAACAGAGATTTTATTAAAGCAGATGTTGTTGCATATGTTAATAATAATACTCCGCCAGCAGGATACGACGAAGCAAAATGTGCTAGAGACGTAGGCTATATTGTTGACGCAATGTGTTACGATGTGCTATACGGTGGCACAATGGCTGCAACAAGAATAACAGAATCATACTTTGGAATATTTGGTGCAATTTATCCAGATGGACAAGTAAGTGAAACTGTAGCAGCATACGGACATTTAAGTACACTAATGGGACTAATTGCACAAGAAACATCAGTTACAGCACAATCAGGAAATAGTGAAGTTCAAACTACACTAGGTACTCCTGCAAGTGGTACTGAAGCAAGTTCAATAGCAGCAGGAATGACTATTATTACAGATGCACTTACAGCAGGTAATACTGATAGTGTGCCTACTGTTGTATATCCTAGTGTTACTGGAGCATCGGTATCTATACAATCAGATATTACAGACATTAATACAGCTAGACCAGCAACGATATTAAGTACTATACAGTTTATTACTAATACATATAATGACTTCAAATATGATCATGCTAAGTGTACACGAGACCTTGGATTAATCATTGATGCAGCTGCATATGATTGGCAACTAGGTACTAACTATGCTAGTTTAATAACAGCATTAAGTTACTTAAGAGCTCCGTCAAACAAAGTAGTAGGCGACCAAAAAACAGCAACTATTGCAGCAAACGAATTTGCAAAAACACTTGCTGTAGCTAACGTAAACAGTGAAGCAGGCGCAATTACTGGAATTAACACAACTTGGGAAATAGTACAAGATACATTATTTGCAGGTGCAGCTGAAGGTGGAAATAGAAAAGTAGCCGACCAAGAAGTGTTTAATGCTATACGTCAACTTGAAATGAACAAAGATTTTATTGCAGACGAAGTTGTTGCTTATGTGAATGATTACTTTAGTGACACTATTACAGCAACATCAGTAGTAACTGGTGGTTCAGCAGGTGGAACAAATTCTAATAGATTAACAATTACTTCAACAGCTTGGTTAGATGAAGGCATGGAAGTTAAGTTAACTAATACAAACAGTATTTTAGAAAACTCTGGATTGTTTATTCCTAATCAAAAGTATTATGTAAAAGAAATAATTAATGGTACATCATTTACTGTGTCAAATAGTGCAAACGGTTCAGAAGTAGCTGTAGATAACCCATGGAGCGGATCAATTAAAATTGAGAAAGCATATGTTTACAGCGAAGCAATTTGTAAACGTGATATTAAAGAATATATTAATGCAATGAAATGGGACCTTGAATGGGCACAAACATGGAAACGTCAATATAAAATTGGTAATGTAGAAAATGCACTAACATTTTATAGACCAGCAAGTTATAAAACAAGATTAGCTGCAAGATTTTATGTAAACAGTATTATAGGATCACAAGAAGAAGATTTCTATTACTTACGTAATGGTACAGGTATAAGACTTCAGTCAATGAAAGGACTGAAGGGCGACTTAGGACCAGCAAACTCGTTTGGTACACAAAGACCAACCGCAGGAGCATATTGTTCATTAGATCCAGGTTGGGGTCCAGATGATCAACGTGTATGGATTACAGCACGTTCACCATACGTACAAAACTGTACAACATTTGGTTTTGCAGCAACAGGACAGCGTATTGACGGTGCATTACATAACGGCGGCAATGATTCAATTGTTAGTAATGACTTTACACAAGTTATATCAGACGGTATCGGAGCACACATTCTTAACAATGGTAGAGCAGAGCTTGTGTCAGTATTTACATATTACTCACACATAGGCTACCTAGCAGAAACAGGTGGAAGAGTACGTGCAACTAACGGTAATAACTCATATGGTAAATTTGGTTCGTCAGCAGAAGGTGTTGATCCAACAGAAGTTCCAGTAACAGCAGTTATTGATAACTCGACACAATATAGTGCAACTATATCAGGTCTTAATACAAACAATAATGAACTATTAAATATTGAATTAAGTCATGCAGGTAATGATTATACCGAAGCATTAATTGAAGTATTTGGCCCAGGAGATAACGAAGTAGTAGTAGCAGACGAATTTAGAGATGGAGCAATGTTCCAAACTCGTGTTATTGAAACTACACCGGATACAGCAGGTGGTACAGGATATACATTAGTATCAAACGTTGCACAATCAGGTTCTTCAACATATATTGACCTTTCGTCAACAGATGGTAATGTAAGTTCAGCTTATGTTGGTATGAGACTTCAAGTTATTGGTGGTGCTGGTATAGGATTATTTGGTATTATTGACTCGTACGATGCAGGTACAAAACGTGCAAGCATTACTAAAGTATCAGATGGTACAGCAGGTTGGGATCACGTTGTTCCAGGAACAACATTTGCTGCTCCTAACTCAACATCAACATATCAAATTGAGCCACAAGCGGCATTTACTGCTCCACCACAATCGAATACACAAAGATCGTTGGCAGGTGCATTAGTAGCAAATAAATCAATATTTGCAGAAACTTCAGCAGAGTATACAGCATTAGCAACCACTACTGAATCAGACGGTACTGGCGTAACTTTTGATGTTACTAGAAATGGCGAAAAATACTATGTTACTTTAAACGGTGCAGGGACAGGTTATACTAGACTTGATACTGTAGTGATACCAGGAACATCGTTAAATGGCACATTAGTTGATAATGATATTACTGTTACAATTACAACAGTTAATTCATCCACTGGTGCGGTTGTAGACTTTGACTTTACTGGAATTGGACGAAAAGGATTGTTTATTACAATTCCAACTAGCGGCACAGGCGGCGCAAAAAGTATTGACGGCATTACTTGGACAGCAGAAACATTACCAAGTCCAGGTGCAGGTTTTTACGATGCAATAGCAACTGGATTAGTAGATGACGGATCCAGTGTTTATAAAGCAAGTGCTGTAGTAACAGTTTGTAATAATTCAAATGTAGTAGCATACAGTGTAGACGGCGATGCGTGGACTGGAACAACTTTACCAAACGGACTTGCTGCATCTGGTAGCAAGAGCATTGCATATGGTAATGTCGGAGTAAACGATAATAGATTTATTGTAAGTAGTGTAGGCGATAGAGATATTGCTTACAGTCAAGATGCTGGCCAAACATGGGCAGTATCTAGTAACGCACTTCCGTCAACTGGATTTAATTTATTAACATACGGTAAAGGGCTATTTGTTGCACTAAAAACTGGAACTAATACAACATCATTTAGTGCAGACGGTGTTACATGGAGTGCAGGCGCTGGCTTATCTACAGATACATGGACTGATATAGTTTGGGGTAACGGTAGATTTGTTGCAATTGCAGCAAGTGGAACAAAAGCAGCATTTAGTTTAGATGGTCAAAATTGGACTGATGCTACATTACCAACAGTTGGTGCTCCACGTAATATTGCATACGGACAAGGTGTATTTGTTGTTACATTCCAAGATGACGCAGATACTATTGCATATTCAGAAAATGGAATACAATGGTCAACTAAAACTATAACAGCAAATGGAAGTTCGGGTTACGGTGCAGTTGCATTTGGTAATCCAGGACAAGATGGTAAGTTTGTATGTCATACATATGACAGTACTTCAGTAGTTGAAGAAGTTAAGATTGGTGCAAAAGCAAGAGGAAGAGCAGCTATTGCAAACCAAAAACTATTCCAAATTAACATTGAGGAACCAGGAAGCGGATACACTAGTGCTCCAACACTTACAATTACTGATCCAAACAACATTACAGATGTTGAATTACAAGTTAGAATCGGTAACGGTGCAATAGCAAATCCAACATTTAATAATAGAGGAACAAGTTTTACAACAGCTACGGCAACTGTAAATGCAGAAAACAGTAACGGTAAAGCAGACTTCTTCCAAAACGGAGCATTTATTGCTGTTAAGAGATTAACATCAACACCGGTTCCAGGATCAAACGTTGTAATTGCTGGAATACCTAACAAGTTCTTTAAACTTGTTAGTACTGTAAGTTTAATTGGTACTAACGATGGTTCTAAGAAAGGATTCTTACAAGTTAGTCCTTCATTAACAATTAGTGAAGCACCAGCAAATGAAGCAAGTGTATCAAAACGTATTAGATTTAGTCAGGTACGTTTAACAGGACATGACTTCTTAGACATTGGTACAGGCAACTTTGCAGATACTAACTATCCAGGAACTCCAGTTAATGCTCCAGTACAAAGTCAAGAAACAAACGACTTTGACGGAGGTAGAGTATTCTACACAGCAACTGACCAAGATGGTAACTTTAGAGTAGGTGCATTGTTTAGTATTGAACAGGCAACAGGTGTTGCAACACTTGATGCTGATGCATTTAACATTGCAGGACTACAAGAACTATCACTAGGTGAAGTTACACTAGGTGGTAACTCAGCAAGTATTACAGAATTTAGTACAGACCCGTTCTTTACAGCAAATTCAGATACAGTAGTTCCAACACAACGAGCTGTAAAAGCGTATATTGAGGCTCAAATTGGTGGTGGTGGTGCATCATTGAACGTGAACTCAGTAACAGCAGGCGACATATTTATTAACACCAATCAGATAACAACGGTGTCTGGAGAAACGATAAATATCAAAGCAAACGTTAACTTTAGTGGAAGTGTTCTTGGCTTACCACTAGCATATAATTACATGTTAAGATAACATTAGGAGAAATAAAAATGGCAACAGGAATTTTAGGAACAGCAGATTTAAGTGCTAATACAGATACAACTGTATACACGGTACCTGCTAATACATTTTCAGTAGTAACTGTAAGTGTATCAAATAGATCAGCAAATAACAGAGCTGTTCGTGTAGCATTAGCTGCTTCAGGAACACCAGGTAATGCAGAGTACATTGAATTTGACTCACAATTAATTGGTAACGGTGTGCTTGAAAGAGGCGGCATTGTTATTGATGCGGCTAAAAATATTGTATGTAGATGCGATAGTACAGACGTAAGTGTTGTAGTATACGGTATCGAAACTTCAACAGTTTAAGGGAGAATAGTAATGCGTAGAATAACAACAGGTGTACAGGGTGGACCAGTTTTAGGTACATTTACAGCAAAAGAGAATAACTTGCAAACTATTGAAGACAATGTCGATATGGTGTTTGACCCTAACGGACTCGGTGAAGTTAAATCTGCGAAACATATTCAACTAAACGCTGAAAAAACTTTAAAATTAGCCGATAGTGCAAGTAGTAATTATGCGGGACTTAAATCGCCTACTACATTAGGTGGCAGTTATACATTAACTATGCCAACAGCATTACCATCGCAGAATGGGTATGCGATAACAAGTGATACTTCAGGTAACTTATCATTTGGTGATATTAGTTTTGAAACAACAAACCAAACAGGAGATTCGGGCACTTATTACGTTGCCATAATGGATGATGCCGATGCAGGTGATGGTAGTGTTACAGGACTAAACTATAGTGCTGGAAAATTATCGTTTGTTCCATCAAGTGGTATGTTGTCAACAACAGCAATTACTACAACTGGTAATAGCAGTTTAGGTGGTACTACAACAGTAAGCAGTATTGACTGTAATGGTGGCTCCATCGATGGTACAACAATAGGTGGTGCGACTAGAGCTAACGGTAGTTTTAGTACAATGACAGCAACTAGTATTGTAGAGGATTCAAGTATCACTCTTAAAGAAAATGTTAATCCTATTACTGATGCACTACAAAGTGTATTACAATTATCAGGTGTTACATATGATCGTAAAGACGGAAGTACAAAACACGAAGCAGGCTTAATTGCTGAAGATGTGTATAACGTACTACCAAATCTAGTTAAACTAGATGATGCTGGTAAACCACTTGGTATTAACTACACCAAACTTACAGCATACTTAATTGAGTCTGTTAAATCATTAACAAACGAAATTGCTGAATTAAAAAAAAGTAAATAGGGAGCAAGCCTAGTGGCAACGTTAAAAAATACAACAATAAACTCAACCGGAAATATAAATCTTCCGTCGGGTACAACCGCACAGCGTCCTTCGACACCGGCAGACGGTGATATGAGATATAATACTGACCTAGGTTATGCAGAATATTATTTCAAAGGATTTTGGGCAGATGTTAGAACCGGACAAGGTGCATTTATGCGTAGGAATTGTGTTGTACAACTAGATGCCACACTACCAGAATCATATCCAGGTAGCGGAACAGTATGGTATGATTTATCAGGTAATGCAAATAATTTTAATATAAATGCTAGTGCTTACAACGCCAGTGTTAATGGAACAGGTTCTAATATAAACAGTACTACAACTACACTTGCTGGTAATAGTTACGGTGTTGACGGATATATGGATTTTAATGGTAGTTATGGTCAAGCTAAAAACGCATCTGATATAAGTTTATCAGGAGACGTTACTTACTATTGTGTGTCTAGAGTAAAAACTAGTACAGCTGAGTGGCGAACACTTACAAGGAGTTACAATGCCGACCATCATGTAATTATACAAAGTGGTGCTAACGATGTTGGTATGTACGATAACGACGGCTCAGGCTTTATAGATAGCGGCATAAATCAAAACACACAATTTCCTTGTTACAGTAACGATCAGTATACTAGTGGCGGCAACACTCAAAGAATGTTTGCTGTATATGCATGGAGTTGGAGTAATGATGATAATCCGACATATAAATGTTTTATTAATGGTTACCTTGCAGGAACAATATCAAATTCAAACGCACGATACAATAGGGGATTTGGATCAATTGGTGGATATCACAACGGTAACTCTAGCGTAAATAGTGGATCGCAGCATTGGGGAGATATAAAATTCTTTTCAGCACACGCCGATAGACATACTGATGAAGAAATTAGAAGTAATACAGCTTCGCTAAGACATAGATTTGGGATATAAAACATGGCAGATTTACAAAACACAAATATTAATGATACAGGATATTTAAGATTACCAATAGGAACAGATGGTGATAGGCCCGCAAATACAGTTGGTGCTGTAAGACTAAACAGTAATAAAGGCATTGTTGAATACTGGGACGGATATGCTTGGGAGTCAAATAGTGTAGCATTTCCGCATAGAACAATTATTACTACAGCATATGTGCT